AGCCATAAAACGAACCTGCTCAAGAGCCGTATTAAGCTCTTGTGCTCGGATCGTAGAACCAGGAACAAACGTAACTACAGAAGCATCATCAGTAGTACGCTCAATAAAAATAAACGCCCCTGTAGTAGGGGCGCTGTTAAACTCAATAGTGCTAGCGTTAGCAAAAGTATAGTTAATCAGAGCAGTTCCTTGCGGAATGTCTCCTGAAATAACTTGTGGATGAGTAGGGCCGGCAGTAGAAGTTGTATTCTGTTGTAGTTGAAGTACTTCGTCAACGTAAACGTCAACATCAGCCTCATCAATATATTCAAATGGTACAGCATACTGCGTTGTACTAGCAGGAGCTGTATATGTAATTTTAGTAACTGCCATTAGTTATGGGAAGTTAAGGGCTGGTTAGCGTGGAAACTATTTACCAGTCTGTTGCATAAACTTTTCAAGCTCTGCATATTGACCAGAACGAGAAAGTGCAGATTTGATTTTACGGTCTTCAACTCGTTGCCTATATTCAGGGTTATTGTAAAGAAACTCAGCAACAGCTTGCTCTTTAGCGTCTTTAAAGATTGCTTGAATATCTTGATACCAACCTTGTTTAGTCAGTTTAATGTCATTAGCTGAGTTAAAATTCTTACCGTTTTTGTAATCTTCAAACTCACTCTTCCATTTTCTTGAATTAAACAATGCTTCTAGTTCAGCACGTAACGAACCTGTTGACATATACTTTTGAACTTGAGACATCTCAAAAGCGTTGAGAGGCTCCTCTCGATAAGTAGAAAGATCCTGAGGCAGGTTATAACGGGTTTCTAGTAGGGTTTGTTTGACAGGATCATCATCTGCAAACGTAATAGGGATAGGAGAGAGTTCGTTAAAGATTCTCATCAAAGGATTTTCAGGACCATAAGTAAGTTCTTTGCCTGAACGATCTTTACTCAAAATATCATATTTAGGAGGAAGAATACCTTTGACCAGTACATCATTTTTAATCAGCATCTGACCTAGCAGCTCAGCTTCTTTTTGGACAACATCAACGACATCACCAAGAGATTTCATCATGCCAGCCATAGGAAGGTGAGAACGGATATACCTAGATCCAGTCCTTTCAAGAAGATCCTGAGAGGTTTCAGGATTCATTAGACGTGCAAGATCCTCAACACCAGAAAGCATTGATTTATCAACAATCACACTACCAGCAAGAAAGATAATTTTCTTCATCCAATTCTCAGTCCAATCTTCACCAAGAACTGTAGCATTTTGAACCACGTTAGCCGTCATAGCAAACAACGTGTTAAATGGTTCAATGTTATTGTACGAAAAGTACGTTTCAGTTCCAGGAATTTTGAAAGAGTTAAATGGAATCTTTCTATTCTTCATCAAATCACGGGTTTCTTTATCCATTGGAGGATCACCCGTCATGTTGCCGCTAATGGCAGCAACAGTTGCCATACCGATAATCACGGTACCCATAGCTTCTCTACCTTGCAACAGAGCCTGTGCTTGTCCTAAGTCCTCAGGGCGAATGCCGTATTTCTCAAGGTTAACACCCTTCATAATGTCATTACGCCTAGTCATAAGCCGTTGAGCGGGCGTATGTTCAAACGCAATTTCAAGAGCATTAAAACCAGTACGGACAAAGGGGAAGAAAGCTTTCATAAACTTAATGTCAGAAACCTTTTCTAGCCCAGCCAGATTCCCTTGCAAAGCACGTGTCATAGCAGCTTCATCACCTGCCATTTTAGCAGCTGCATCTGTTACAACATAACGTCCTTCAGCATTCTTAGAAAAGATTTCATTACGGAAGTTTTCTTCATATTGAAGAGAAAGTTTCTTAATGTCGTTTAAATCTTTACCTTCATCAATAAGCTTACGGGCTGCTCGTGCTCGCATTTCCATACGACCAATAACGGTCCTAGCAAAAGCATCGCCAGCACCCATAGCATTCTGACTATATTTAACGAAAGGGTTAGTGTTCCACTTTACAGACATGTCAAGCATTCTATAGCCTAACTTCTCTGCATCAGTGCCGTACCGTTCAACGTAAGTATGAAGCTTTTGCCATTCAGCAAGATCAGCTCCAACATCATACTTCATGTCATAGCTAAGTGCTTTACGGTTGAAACCTTGATCCCAGTTGTGTTTAAACATCTGGAAGCTTTCACCTAACGACCTACCAATAGCATCAATTTGAGCAGCAGCAATAATAGCTTCTTCTCGACTACCACGCATGGTAGCACCAAAGTATGCTTGTATGGGTCTCAGCATACTAATAAAATTAGTACCTGTAATAGCCTTGATAGGAGTCAAAGGAGCACTCAAGATAGAGTTATAGAAGTGACCTTGAAGTTGCTTACGCCATTCACCTCTAATCTCTACACCGTTAACTTGTCCACCAAATAGTTTGGCACGAATAAAATCATGAATATGCTCAAGAATTCTGACATTAGAAGTCAAAGCTTGGATTTCCAGAAGATCCTTAAGCTCCTGAACACGTCCTGTTTTTTCAAGACGCTTCAACTCTTCAATGTATTCATCAACTTCAGCTGTGACTTTAGCAAGTTTAGCTTGTGTAACTTCAGCTACCTGCTTAGGAATCATACCTACTTGTTGATAACGACCATCCAAACCCCACATGTAGCCCATCTTTTTGTGCTCAATAAGAGCAACCTTCATGGCATCAAACACGCTATCCGCTTGACGATAAATGGAAACATCATCCCCAAGCTGAATAGCTCCTGTGGCAATGCCTTGAGCTTTTTTAGCAAGAGTATTAATAGTCAGCTGAAGAGCTGCCTTTTGAGCAGGAGAAGCAGTAACAATTTCACGCCCATTATCAATATAAACACGAGCGTCTTTTGCATTGTTCTTGAAATAATCTGCAAACCTTGCAGCAATGTCACCACCTTCTTCAATCATAGAGGTGAGTTCATTTGCTTGACGAATAATCAGCTGCTGAACTTCTTTATAATCCAGAGTGTTTTCAGGAAGTTTAAAAGCTTCTTTGGCAAGATCATCTGCAACTTCAACGATGTAATCATGGATGTTTTTATCTCCACGAGACATCTTAGCCAAAGCAGATTCTGTAGCCCAGAAAGTAGGAGACTTGCCATCTCCACCAGCTTTTAGATCAGAAACACTTTCTTTAAGGTTTTGTTTAATCGGGTCTACTTCTTTGCTAAAAGTAGCCTTTTCTGTAGCATTGAACTTTTCAGGGTTAACAAACTCATCAGGTTCACGACCCAAAGCTTCCATAGCCTGCTCAGTGCTCTGATTAGTATTAGGATCAAATACATCCCCCATACCAGCACCGCGCTGATCAGCGATAGTATCGTAATCAACACGCTCACTAATCTGCTTTTCAAGTTGTTTTTTAGTTTTGTTTAAACGCCTAGAAAGAGTAGTGTCTTTTGCTTCTTTAGCAGCAGCAAGTTGCTCTTCAACTTCAGCCAGAACTTGTTCAGAATTATCATCAGCCTGCTTTTTATAAGCTTTATACTCATCAGCGCTGAGATGCTTCTTGAGATATTCTTCTCGGTTATCTTTAGTACTTACACCACGACCACTAGCATAGCGATCGTCTGCCATTTCTTTAAAAGCCTCATCATCACGGACATTAGCATCGTCCATGTAATTAGCCATGGTTTTGTTGCCAATCTCATTAGCTTCATCTACAGAAGCACCTGCTGACTTGGCACGAATAGCAGCAACACGACCCTTAACAAAACCAGTAATAGTGTGAGCAGCACCATTCATGCCAGCACCCACAGCTACAGTCTTGATTCTAGCAAGCCAAGGATTGTCTTCATCATCAACAGCCAAAGCATTACTAACCCAAGTAGACATCCAGGGAACATTATCTTCCACCAGATTCATTAGGTTAGCATCTTCAGAGCTATCCGAGATGAGTTCAGCAAAAGCACCCTCACCTGCAATCTTAGCTCCCTTACCAACAAACTTAATAGTACGGATACCTTTGGCACCAACTCCCGCTGCTCTTGCCGCTGCAAGACCACGAGCGCCTAACCTTAGACCGCCCCCAACTGTTCCCCCAACACCGCCAGTAGCAGCAGTTAGAAGACCAAATTCGACCAGTCCACGGGTAAATTTGCCAAGTCCTGTCTTGTTTTCAGGAACCCACTCATCAGGTATATCCAACCAGCTAGCATCACCAGCCTCATAATCATTGCTAAAGGGGTTTTGACTGCTATCAACAGGACGACCAATCAAGGCATTCAGTCCTGTTTTAAGTGTATCACCAGTAAGTTCAGCAAAGCCGCCAATACTTTCTACTGCCTGAGCAGCGCCACCTGCAAGGGCAGCGCCAGTCTCAGATAGAAAGGTTGGTTGTTCTTCTGCTTGTGGTTGTTCTTGAGGCTCAGCAGCTTCAAGTTCAGCTTGGTTAGCAGCTTCAACTCTAGCAGCCCGAGACATAAATTGCTGAGCCCTTATCAAATCTGCCTCGTTAATCTGAACTAAACTGTCAGCATTAAGGGAAGATTGATTAAATTCATTTTCCATAGTAATCAACCTCCTTTGTATTTTTTAAGAACAGAGAGTGTGTACTTACGCATTGAAGGGTAAGGACCAACTCGACCAAAAGTCTCACTGTCCCAGTTGGCAAAACCGCCAGTACCACCATACCAGAAAGCAGCAGCTTTACGGACAGCAATATCTGGATCACCGCCTGAGGCATTAATTGCTTGACGGATGTATTCATTCATTGCTGCAGCAGCTAGTTTTTCTTGATATTGTGGGTTGTTAAGAAACTCTTTAATGCTAGAAGGGCGACCTAAACCATATTTAGGTCCCCACGTAATAACATTACTCCACAGAATCTGGTATTTACCAAGAGCAGGATCTTTATCATTACCTGTCCTAGGATCCCAGTTTTCTGATTTATAGTTACCACCCGATTCTTGGAAGCCAATAGCTTTAAGAACGTTTGCAGCAGTAACGATACCAGTTTGTTGAGCAACTCTGTTAGCAAGTTTAGGACTTGGGTTTCTAATCAAAGAACTCCTAAGCTCAGGACGTTCTTTAAGAATTTGATCCAGAGTTTTAGCTTCATCAGGAAGTTCAACAGGAGGTAGAACATTTCCTTCAGCATCTTTAGTTAAAGCTCGCTGAAAGTTAAGAATTTCATAAACGGAGTAACGGCCACCAGTTAAGTTAGCCATCTGGTAAAAAAATTTAGCTGGCCTCCCTCCTGATAGCTGTAAATCCCTAGGGTCAGTAATAAAAAGTTGGTTACGAACGGCATCAGCATTAGATAAAATGGTTGAATTAGCTTTACGAATATAGCCCAGTTGACGTGCTTCAGGCTCGTTTCGTGCAGGACTTGTGTTGTAATAAGTAAAGCCTACACGACCAGGACCAGCATGATATTGTAAACCACTTGGGTTTATACCGGGTTTATTTTGTTCTTTAATTTTATTACTTACTATTTGAGCAGCAAGCCTGATTGCTTGAGCTTCATTTTGAACCTCTCCTGATTCAAGCAAAGCCTTAGCTTCTTTACGCATCTCGTTATGAGCGTCTAGCTCAGCAAAAGCTAACCCAGGAGTATCAGGTCCTAGAGTGCTAAAATCTTTAACACTACTTTCAAGAGCCGCTGTAACGTCTTTCTCAGCTGCTTGGAGTATAGCCTTAGATGCAGAACCAAAAGCTTTTTCTACAATGTCTCCATTTTCTTTGTATTTACTGTACACAGAGGGTTCAAATTTTCTAGCCTGCTCTTCAGTAATTTCACCATACGTTTCAACGTAGGCTTTAGCAAGCTCTTCTGATTCTTGAACGCTTAAATACAAAGGTTGCCAAGTTTGAATCCATTGAGCCAGTTCCCTGCCTTGTTCATACTGACCAAAATCAGACATGATTTGAGCAGCCAAGGTTCGCTTAGTGGAATCACTAGGGGCTTGATCAATAAAAGAAGATGCTAAAGCTCGCCTCTTTTCAGTAATCTTCATGCTAGTTTCACTTTCATCCTTCTTAAATTTAGCGTAAGCAGCATCAGTAGCAATACGATTCAGTTCGTTAATATTGAACTCATCGTTGTATAACTCGATTAAACTGCCTTTGCGTCCTTTAGCAGCAGGATGCTCAAACTTAGTGTCCTGAAGGACCTGTATAAGCTCTCGTGCCCTTTCTGGGTCTTGAGTAGCAATAGTAGTAAAAATCTTCTTAACGAGCTGTCTAGAAGCCTTGTAGCCACCTTCAGGTGCGTTCAGGTTTTTAAGCAGCCTAGGAGTAATCTTCATGAAAACTTCTAACTGCTGTCCAGCCGGAACAGGATTGGTAGGGTTGCTCAGAGCCAATGTCAATGCGTTCTCCTCATCATCCAGCATTTGCTGGTTTTCTTGAGTTAGGAATTTTTGAACGTATTGATCTCTTTGAGTTTTAAGAGATTGATTAAGTTGAGGTAAGAACTTAGTAGCACGTACCTTAGCACTCAGACCAGCGGGGTTATTATTCTTTAAATAGTTCTGTTTGACATAATTAGCAGCAGCTTCCCACTGATTAATACCTTCATACTGGTTTAAAACAAAAAATTCACCTGTAGAAGGATCTTGAATTTTAGTAGTGTTGGTCTGTAGTTCAGCAAGAAGATGTGGACCAAAGCCGTTAGCGGCTTCGTTCATTGCTGCTAGATCCCAACCTTGTTTATAATATCGAGACGTCCTGCGTACACGAGTCTCGATTTCTTGGTCAGGAGCTTGAGCAGCAAACTCTCCAATGTCAGAATGAAGTTTAGCACTATTCTGATATGCTTGATCAACTTCTGCTGAATCTTGAGCCAAAGCTTCTGGGGGCTGGCTCATGTAGTCCAATTCACCCCGAGCCTTTTCTTCTTCAATATAATTTTCAGCTTGTTGTTCTAGAACATCACTGATAGTTTTACTGAATTTAGAAAGGGCTTGTAATTCATAATTCGTGTTTTGACGTTGAATGTCACTAACACGCTGCATTTCTTCGATACGCCGAGAGGCTTGCCTCTCCATTCCACGGATTCGCTCTTCGCCCTGCTCTTTAATTTGAGCAGCCTCTTCACGCATACGCTTAGAGGGATCAGCAACGACACGAGCACGAAATCCGATAGACTGTGCACTACCTTGATATGGCATGGTTTTAGTTGAATAAAGTTATTACGGGTTATCTAGCTGATAGCCAGTCGAATAAGCCGAAGCGCCTGAACTCACAAGGTTACCAGCCAAGGCAAGACTTGAAGGTCCAGTAGCCATAATAGGTTGAACAGGAAGGAGAGATGCTTGAGGTGACAAGGGATCAGCAGGGAGGTTGTTCCAAGCCGCCATGTTAGCAGCAGATTGATCCAGCAGGATACCTTCTTTGGCAATGCCAGAAGCTCTGCTTGCATCATATAAAGTTTGTTCAATCTGAGCTTGCTCAAATCCAAACTGACGTTCTGCATCCATGGCTTGCATCAGGAACGATTGTCCTGCTTTACCAGATGCTAGCACAGCACCTTGAGATTTAACAATATTAGCAATGTTCTCCTGTTGTTGGAAAGCAGCAGTGGTACGTGTTTCAGCTAGTTTCTGAGTCTCAGCACTGAGAGCACGGGTAGCTTCTGTTTGGTTAGCACTAATCTGAGCATAATAAGCATTTTTTGCAGCAGTAGCAGATTTAAGTTGGGCTTGATACGCACGACCTGCTTCACTATCACGCATTGCTGCAATTTGAAGTTCTTGTTGATATTGTTGTTGGGCGATAGCATTGGATCTAGCTACTGCGGCTTGCTGCGCTTGATGCTGCCCTACAGCAGACATAGCACTACCAGCAAAGCTAAGAGCACCAATAGCAACGCCTAGACTGACGGCACACATAGTTTTATAAATTGAATAAGGGGAACACCGTTGTGAACGTAGTATTTAAGAAAAGTAAACTTAAGAAGCTTAAGTAATTTAATGTGGCTTTCATTACGCATGTCTGCATGGTTCCATAAGTATTTATATGGAAGACCATCAAGCCACCGCTTAGCTTCTTTAACAAATGTGTGTGGATATTCTTCACTGGCTTTAGTGCATAGCATCCAAACTCTATTGTCTGGTGTTACGCCTGCCACACCGGCAGCCTTGCCGTTGGGCACAGTGAAATAGACCGAGTAAGCAGAACGATAATAAGACTCCAGGACCGCTGCCGGAGCAGTCAGTCCCGTTGTCTCTTCTACTTCCCGTACGTCTTCCCAACGTAGGTTTTGACCAACCTCAAGGGCTAGTTGGGGGGTGCATGGTTGGATGTACTTACTTTCGTACATGTCGTTTGCTGTTGTATCGCCCATCCCAGCTTGCTGAGACGACGGTTGCGGTAAACGGGTCAGGGATTTTAATGGTGAGAGTGTACTTGTTATTCTTCCTATGGACAGGAACCATCACAGACTTGTACAGTTTAGATGGAATAGAGTTAAAATCTTCGCTGTCAACAGACATACCAGACTCATACTGAATGTAATCATCCATCTGTGGGGATGACAGGTGAAACTCCATAGGACCAGAAACGCCCAGTTCAAAGTTCAAACGATCAATCCGTAGATCACCGTTGACATCATACTGACCAGGGCTAACAGAGAAGTAATAATTAGGCAGCTGAACTTCAGTGGTATACTTGTATCCAACAGCAATGTTCATGCTGGAAAGATCAATATTATTGAAGTAAGCATTGCCGCCAGAAACACTGTCAGGGCTTCTCACATACCCAGCGTCTGTACCTGACAAAACAACAATGGCAAAATCATCACCACTGTTCTGGATTTGATAAGGGACATTAACTGTAGAGATGTCAGTGTTAGAATCGTAGGTAGCAGTGACTTGATACATGTTATCAAGAGCTGCTTCAAACTTCCTGCTTGTCGTCAAGATGTGCTTAGCAGGAGGATCTCCCACAGTATAGCTGCGGTTAGCAACGGTGTCAACCAGCAGCTCATGCCTAGACAGGATGTACTGGCTGCCCTGCAAGGTGACAGTGAAGAAGTCACCACCAGTATACAGGTTATGGGCTACAGTACCAGCAAGAGTCCAGCTATACCAAGCTGATTGCTCACGTTGTGAACCGCTGTCATAGTACTTGTACTGGTACAGGATGTTCTCCCCTGTCTTAGCGTAGCTTACCAGACCAAGCTGTGCAGAGTTAGCCACCTTGTCAATGTCTTTTGGAATGAACTCAGGAATAACCCGAGTCTGCTCAAGCACTTTAGGCGGAACAGTCTCGTCCTGAATGATCATCTCAAAAGCTCTGGTGTGAGCTGCACTGCCTGTAGTAAACATAACTGATGTACCCAGGTCAACAGGCTCAACAATAGGGCTACACTCATAAGAGGATAGCTTTTTAAGTTGAGCAGTAGCTGGAGAAAAACTATCAGAATCAGTAAACAGCATGAACTGAGCTGACTCACTAAACAAGATCACACCCTTCTGGAGGGGGATTACATGGTTTAGAATAGCAGGTTTGATGTCAGATGCAGCAATGTCGATAGGGTCTGCATCGCTGACAGTGATAGCAGAAACAGTAAAGAAATTAAAATAATCAGCAGGCTGACTAAGAATGACGTTCTCACCACTGATAAAACCTAGACGGTTGCGATAGAAGAAGATGTCTTTAATACCTTTACCAACAAAGGTTGGGTCAGGGTTAGTTTCCAAGTCTCCTACTTGACGATCAACCCAAGTGTTACCAAGGGGATCACTGGTGTCAAGACGCCTAAAGCTGAACGTGCCATTTCTGTTATTGACCAATGCATGAGGCATTGTATCATAATCAAGACCAGCAGTAATACCAGGAGCCACAGTCTCTTCCCAAGAACCTGTACCTTTGGTACCATTGTCAGCTACAAACTTGACATAGTAATCATCAGCTTCAGCTTCTTCTGTGTTAGAAACTTTAGCAATGTATCCATCTTTACAGTTGGGTGGAAGCCTGCCTACGTTTGGTACAGAGTCTTGGATAACAACAATGGAATCGTTTGCTGAACCACCCCTAGCCTCAATAGTAAAGGAAGAGCCAGAACTAATAAACAAACCATTACCAATGATCTCTACAGTAACACCACTATAAATAGACGTAATGCTGTCCTTCAGACCACCAAGAATGCTGTTAATGCTAAGAGTACCTTCATCAGGATTCTTAGGCGATTGGTAAAATCCAACCCCAGAATCAGCATAGCTTTCGTAGCTTTGAGTGTCTTCAATGGTTACAGTGTAGCCAATACCTGAAACATCAACAAAATACGAAGCATTAGGATTAACATCAAATCCAGATTCTTGAAGAACTACCTCACCAATGTACTGAACACCATACAAAGGGAAGTAGTGGTTAGAGTCAACATTCCATACAAAATAATTAGAGTTAACCGTTACAGTAAACCTAAGCCCTGAGGCATCATCATAAACCTCAGTCTTGCCTGCATGGTTAGAGTTACCACCTATGGTGTATTGTACGTCCCATGTAGCATCAGTAAAACCTGCTCTAACTACCTTCAAAGCTTTTGCTCTGTACTTAGTAGTGGGAGTAAGGTTAGAACCATTGAGAGCAACAACATACTCAGCATTGTAAGCTACATTCTGTACTGTAACAAATGCGTAGTTGTTTTGAAAAGAAGTGGTGACACGTGCTGTGCCTACAGTTTTTTGAGGATTAGTGATCAGAGTATAGTCCCCAACAGTCTGAAGACCAAAGGGTTGTGTAGCACCAATAAGATAGTTGTAGCTACCAGAAGCCACACTGACTGTCTGCTCAGCTCCTGTGAACAGGTTCCAAACTCTGATACCACTGCTTGTAATTTGTCCAATAAATTTTTCGTCAGAATCTCTAACGATTTCAAACCATTGACCACCACTCGTCGCGTTAGCAAGAGCACCAACGAACTCACCAGGAGCACGCTTAGACAGGCCAAAGGTTACATCAGGATATGCATTGTTACACGTCCTAACTTGACCAGGGAACTTAATAAAGTCTGGCTGTTGTGAGACGCCTCCAAGAAAATTGGGAATACGTTGGTTAATAGATGCCATCGTTAACGACTAAGAGCTTGGAATGGTTTATAGCTGGTGTAAGGATTCCTCAGATCACTGGAGTTAAATATGTTATAATCAGCTTGCTTGGTGTCATACTCAAGAGCAAGAGCACGGAGCAGAGCCTCATCAGCAGCAAGCAGTTTAGATGCGCTTTCATCACTCACCATACGAGTGCTAGCGATTCTAGCAGCACGTGCTGAGATGTAATCACGGAAGGACTGAGGAATATCAGGAAACTCAAAGAACCAAACTACATCACAATACAAAGTATCAATGGTTGTGAATTTGTAAGAGTGAGAGTAACGGTCATACAGTTTACCATTACGCTGAATCACATCATAGTTATCAGCATGTTTGTAACGGTTAACATCTAGTTGGAGAACAGTGGGAGGGATTAGAATCTCATCATTTGAGTCTACCACAAAAGGAAACTCATATTCAGTATTGTAAACCCAGCCCTCAGACTGAACTTCACGACAAATCTGCCGGAGAGTATTCTGAGCAATAGCAACTTCAGGGCTTTGGGTATCTAGTGTATTGACAGGAGACTCGCCTACACTCATGAGAATGTAGTTAACAGCATCCAGTTCGGTGGACGTTGCGTAGGAAGGACTTGCCATGATAATAAAAAAGGGAGCCCGAAGGCTCCCCAGTATACAACAAAAAAAGTTAAATCAGAAAGCAGCGTCAGCAGAAGCACCAGCGAACAGCTCAACGCAAGCAGCAGGGTTCAGGTAATCAGTACCCATAGCCAGACGGCCCAGGATCACGTCACCCTGATAGATCACGGAGACGTCACCGCTGGTGACTTGCACTTGAGGTCCAATGGTTTCAACCACACCAGCAGCTTCGCGCTGGAAGATCAGACCGCAGGAAGCATCGAAGGAAGTAGCAGAACCGTAGGCGTTGTTCTCGCCAGTGACGGTAGCTTCGATGTCAGTACCCACGAAGGAGCCTGCATTGTCGATGGTCGAGTTGGTACCATACTTACCCAGGAAGGGCAGGTTCATGGACTTATAAATCTTGATACCAGCAATCGACATGATGCCTTGACCGGACTGCAGGCCAGTGCCTTGCTCATCACGGTTGATCAGAGCGTTGGAAGCAACGTTCTCGACCAGGCTGTAGTATTGACGGGGGCTGAGGACAGCGACACGACCGTCTTGAGACACACCCTTCTCATCCAGGACAGCAGCAGCTTCAAAGAAAGCAGCCACGATCTTGGTGGAGTCGAGAGCGTCAGCAGCCAGTGCGCCGACTTCAACTTGAGTACCACCGGGCTCAACCTTACCAGTTGCAGACACGGGGTGAGCAGCACGAGCACCACGTGCAATAGCACGGAAGATGCGACGGTCATAGTGCTCAGCAAGAGCATAACCGATCTTACGGCTGATCTCACCACGCAGCTCATAGTGAGCCAGGGTCTCATCGAGATCATAGACGAATGCGCTGGAGACCAGCAGGTCATCCACCACAATGGTCTTCTC